TGAAGATTTTCAATTCGGTAAGTGACCTAGTAGCAGCTTCTCTAACAGCAGGGCAGCTAACTAGCACAAAGGGCTACACAACAGCAGGCGATGGTGGCGGTGCTACCTACCTCATTAAGACAGCAGTGGATTATGCGGGTACGCCTGATGAGTATGGCGATCATAGTCTTGCTAATGGCAATGTGGCTGTACTACAGACTGAAGGCTCAGTTAATGCCCGTCAGTTTGGTGCCGTTGGTGACGGTGTAACGGATGACACTGCGGCTATTCAGGCTGCTATTGATGCTACTGGCAGCGAGTTTTTATATTTCCCAAGTGGTACGTACATAGTCTCTTCAACTTTAACTGTGACTTGTAGCACTAGGTTTGATAAAAACGCTATTTTAAAACCGTCAGGTATTGCGGCTAATGCTGTTGTATTTGATATAACAGCGAGAACAGTACATTACGGTGTTATTGTTGCAGGTTCTCCGGGTACTGACCCGGCTAATGGCACTATAGGTATACAGGTAAAGGGTACTGGTATAAGCGCATCCAGAACACAACTATTTGACTGCGTTTCAAATTATTGTGCATATGGAATAGTGGTTGCCACTTTTTCGGTAGGTTTAAACCAGTGTGTCGCAACAGGAAATACCTGTAACCTATCAATGTACGGCCCAGCTACTAACCAAGAAATTAATGATATAAACGTAATTGGAGGTAACTACTCTGGTAATGTCGGCACCTATGCTGTCAAAATAGGTGATCCAGATTTCTCTACCGCAATACCTGCGGGTACAGCGCATGGAGTTAGAATTTTACTTCAGGGTTTTGCGGTTGATCTGGGAACGATAAAACTAGACAGCATTAGTAATGTTGTCATTGACCAAGTTTACTTTGAAGCGCCTTCAGGCGACTACTGTATTGAGCTAGGCACGGCATCTCAGGATGGATATGTAAGCTTAGTAGATGTACGTTCCTGTCACTTCAGAACAGCTAATTTTGCTGTTTATTGTAACGCAGCAGTTCGTGATTTAAATGTAGAACCTTGTACCTACTCAGCTATCCAATACTCAGCTTTATATTGTGTTAGTGACATATATAGACGTTCATACAAACCGGGGTATCAGGCTGGCTCATTTGGTCTAGGTCAAGAGTTCCACTATGGGACCCGTGCATTATCCGCTGTTAATTTTTCAACACTTAAAGATGAGGTAAATGGGATTAATTGGGGTGTACAGGTAGCTAATCCCAATGTAGGTAGATTGATAACAGGTGGTGTGCGTATTGGAAATTATAATATTAGATACGCTCATGCAGGTTCAAGCACTCTTGAAATGGCATACGATTCTCCAGCAACTGGTATAAGTGGCTCTTTGTCGGGGACAATATTTACATTTACAACGGCCTCTGACTCAGCTTCTTTTAACTCTGGAGATGCACTTACATTCTCTCTTGGGGGTTCTGCAAAAGTTCGTAATGTTGATTATGTTGCGGGTACTATGACAATAATGATTACATCAGGAACTTCTAATGGTGCGCAGACGGTATCTCAATCTTCAACATATTTAATATCAACAGCTACAGGTACAGCGGCCCCAACCACTGGATCATGGATTAGAGGGAGTAGGGTTGAAAATGCCTTAGCCTCCGTTGGAAGTCCTAAAGCTTGGGTATGTACGGTGTCAGGTACTCCGGGTACTTGGGTATCTGAAGGTAATTTATGATCCCCTCAGACAAGCTCCTCCACTTCTTTTCGGGCGGCTTCTTAGCTGCCCTGCTTCTACCCTTCGGGTTTGAGTCGGCTTTGCTGGGTGTAGCAGCGGCAGGGATAGGTAAGGAAGTGTACGACTTAGTGAGCGGTAAGGGTACACCTGAACTAGCCGATGCCCTCGCGACTATAGTAGGCGGTAGCATTGTGGTGATTTGGACAGTGAGTTTTATATGACCGGTATCGTCTTCTACTCAGATCGATTAGTACCTGAAGGTTTCGCTGGATGTACTCGCGCCATCTTTATATTCATTCGACCCCAATATAAAGATGATGCTGGCCTCCATGCTCATGAGCGTGTTCATGTCAGGCAGTACCTGCGCTCATTCGGTCTTATGCCATTCTTCTACCTGTTTAGTGAGAAGTATCGGTACAAGGCAGAAGTCGAAGCGTATCGTCGTCAGCTACAGGTGTCGCCAGGTCGCGCTGAACAATACGCCACTTTCATTACGACAAAATACAATCTCAATGTATCCTATGATGAAGCATTGGCTGATTTAGAAAGGTAGGAATATGCAGGTACCAATATTAAGCGGAGTATACACCGACAGCGATGCTCACTTTAGAGCGAATTACCCTGTCAACATGGTCCCTGTACCGATGATGTCTGGTATCAGCAACTCCTACCTGCGACCAGGTGATGGTATCGTACAGACAACCACCGGCCAGGGTACTGATCGTGGTGGTATCAATTGGGAAGGTGTGCATTATCGCGTCAGTGGTACAAAGCTCATCTCGATCGATGCTAACGATGTGGTGACGGTGCTGGGTGATGTGGGTGGTACCGACCAGGTGTCACTCGACTACTCATTCGACCGTCTGGCGATCGCATCGAACGGGAACCTGTTCTACTGGGACGGATCAACACTCACTCAGGTGACTGACCCTGACCTGGGTACGGTCGTAGACATGATCTGGATCGATGGTTACTTCATGACCACTGACGGTGATTTTCTGGTGGTCACTGAGCTGTCTGATCCCCTGTCTGTGAACCCACTGAAGTATGGTTCATCTGAAGTGGACCCAGACCCTATTCTGGCGATCAAAGAGATCCGCAACGAAGTGTACGCGATCAACCGATACTCGATCGAAGTGTTCGACAATATCGGGGGTGAGCTGTTCCCCTTCCAGCGTATCGATGGTGCGCAGATCCCTAAAGGTGCTATTGGTACCCATGCGTGTTGCGTGTTCATGGACTCAATCGCATTCATCGGCTCTGGTCGCAATGAGCAGCCCAGTATTTACATGGGCGCTGGTGGTCAGACTGCGAAGATCAGCACCCAAGAGATCGACCGGCTACTGCTCGATTACACCGAAGCTGAGTTATCTACCGCACTGCTAGAGTCGCGCAATCTACAGTCTCAGAAGCTGCTCTATGTGCATCTCCCTGATCGCACCCTAGTCTATGATGCCGGTGCGTCACAGTCGCTCCAGGCACCTGTCTGGTTCACTCTGACGACTGCCACTGCAGGTTTCTCCCAGTATCGCGCTCGCAACCTTGTGTGGGCGTATGATCGCTGGAACGTGGCTGATCCTCAGTCTACTGCGATCGGTACGTTCGATGAGACCATCAGCAGCCATTGGGGTGTCGATGTGCGCTGGGAGTTCGGTACGATAATTATGTACAACAACACGACTGGCGCTGTGTTCCACAACCTGGAGCTGGTCGGCCTGACTGGTCATGTGACTGCTGAGACGCAGATCAGCACCTCTCACTCGAATGATGGTGTGACCTATACAGCCGATGTCAGCATCGATGCCGGTGCGCCAGGTGAGTACGCCAAGCGATTGTGCTGGCGCAGGCAGGGTAAGATGCGCAATTGGCGCATACAGCGATTCACTGGTACCAGCGCAGCCCACATATCGTTCGCTGGCCTCGATGCTCGTATTGAGCCACTGGTGTTCTGATGGCTAATCCAAGACCCCTTACTCGCGCTGAGTTAGAGGAGTTTCTCCCTAATCAGCGAGCTGTTCGCGCGTTCGAGCAGCTATTCGATCTTATCCCTGGTGAGCTAATTGAGCTGCTGGATGCTATCAATGATACGACAGTCATCGCAGGTACTGCAGACGGTAAGGCTAATGAAGCATTGGCGGTACTGACTCGCATCGCTGATTCACTGGATGTGCTGGCAAGCGCACCTATTGATCAGCGCGATACGTTCCTGAAAGGCGACTATGTAGACTTCCCGATCAACGGTCCACACATTCAGCGCGAGCGCAGATTACAGTGGAACGATGATGACGGTACCCTGGATGTCGGTCTGTATAATGGATCGGTACTGCAGGTCGGTCAGGAGATGATGTACTACGCCAAGAACACCTCTGGCGCTCAGATCGATAATGGCACCCCCTGTATGTTCACCGGCACTGTCGGTGCGTCAGGTAAGCTCGAATTTGGTAAGGCTGTCGCTGACGGTAGTTTCCCATCGAGCTACATGATGGGTGTGGCTACTCAGGATATCGCCAATAACGACTTTGGCTATGTGACCAGCTTCGGTATCGTGCGCCAGGTGAACACGACCGGCTCACCTTACAGTGAGACCTGGAACGATGGCGATCTGCTCTACTTCGATCCTGCCACTGCTGGCACTTGGACCAAGACGCAGCCATCAGCACCGAACCTGCACAACCCTGTGGGTGTTGTTATCAACGCAGCGACCAACGGTACTATCTTCGTTCGCATGAGCATAAACGAGTCCCTGGATGGCTTGCAGAACGTCGAGATCTCATCTGTGGCCAATAACGACTTCTTGGTCTACAACTCAGGGAATAGTCGCTGGGAGAACGAGAGTGCGGCCACTGCGCGTAGCAGTCTAGGTTTAGGTTCGATGGCATTAGAGAGCACTGGCGCGTCTGGTTCGTTCACAACCACCGATGGCAAGACGGTGACCGTCTCTAACGGTGTTATCACAAGTATTGTTTAAGGAGTCATCATGGCCATCACAATCAAAAATATTATCCCTCGCAAGCAAGCTGAAGCGGTTCAGACCAGTCAGTACACTTCGGATAATGCCAAGACCCTCATCGATAAATTCACTGCGACGAACACCAGCGCATCGAATGTCGATTTTAGTGTCAACCTGGTCGCCACTGGTGACTCTGCTTCCGATGCGAACCTAGTGCTCGATACTCGCACATTAGCGCCAGGTGAGACGTACACCTGCCCAGAATTAATCGGTCAGGTATTGGAAGCTGGTGGGTTTATTAGCACCCTAGCTGGCGCTGCTACATCGATAACTATCAGCGCGACAGGTCGCGTGATTACTGGTTGATATTTGGCCAATTACCGGCCACACTATATAAACTGTCGAGACATTTAACCGGAAGCGACCGACGGCTTCGTTCCTTCATTATTTGGAGAGTTTGAAGCATGAGGAATTTCCTTCGTTTGTCGAATGCGGCTGCTGTTGCACCTCTAATGGCTGCACTGCAGAGTCAACCTGAGCTATGGGATCAAAACCCACTGCGCACCAGTCATCCTGATACACCCCATAAAGATGTCAGCGATATTTGGCTCTGGTTTAATGAAATGACAGATAATCCGGCTGAAGCAATCGAAGATCTTCAAACTGTTCCATACCCTGCCTGGCAAAAGCTCCCTCAAGTACGTCCTATCATCTTTGATCTGATGCGCGTAGTCGAAGCGACACAGCTTGGTCGATGCGTCATCACTAAGCTACCACCAGGTAAAAAGATCGACCCTCATGTCGATCAGGGTACACCAGCAACCTTTTATCAGCGTTTTCAAATCTGTCTGCAATCGGCACCTGGCTGCAACTTCATCATCGAAGATGAGCAAGTGAATTTCAAACCAGGTGAAGTTTGGTTGATCAACAATAAAGCTGAACACTCAGTCGTGAATAATTCATCACAAGATCGGATAGCTCTGATCGTCGATCTGAGGTTTGGACAATGATCACCATTCAAGAAGAGAGTTTCATAGAGACGCAAGACGAATTTAAACCACTGTTCCCCCTGCACTGGCAGGAGCTGGCGCTTAATAAAGATAAAGTGCCACTGGACCCTCAGTACGATGTCTACTTCGAGCGTGAGCGTCGAGGTGAGATGGTGTTCGTCACTATGCGTGAAGATGGTGAACCCATCGGGTACTTCATCGGATTTGTTGCACCAGGTCTGCACTATAAAACCTGCCTGACCTGCACAATGGATATCTTTTATGTGCATCCAGATAAACGCCAGGGTAGAGCTGGTATTAAGCTATTTAAGTTTGTTGAAGACGTATTGCGTAAGCGCGGTGTGGATCGGTGGTTTGTTGGCTCTAAATGCCATGCTGATGCCAGTGCCTTATTTAAATACCTAAAGTTTGAACAAGTAGAAATCTACTTCTCGAAATGGATCGGAGAATAATTATGGTCGCAGCAGCAGTTATCGGAAGTGCGGTCGTCGGTGGCATAGCGTCATCAAGTGCCACTAAGAGCGCAGCTAAGACAGCATCGGCAGCACAGACACAAGCCACTGAAGCGTCTGTTGAAGAGCAGCGCAGACAGTTTGATGAGATGAAAGCTCTACTCGAACCCTATGTCACTGCAGGTAGTCCTGCGCTGGCACAGATGGCGGGGTACGCTGACATCGGACCGAAGGCATTAGAGGCGCAAGCTAACCTGGCTGGCCTTAACGGACCCGAAGCTCAACAGGCTGCGATACAGAACATCGAGCAGTCAGAGCTGTACCAGGCGCAAGTGCGCCAGGGTGAAGAGGCATTGCTGCAGAACGCAGCAGCTACGGGTGGTCTGCGTGGTGGTAACTTGCAGGGTGCGCTCGCTCAGTACCGGCCCCAGATGTTGAGCCAAGAGATACAGAACACCTACGACCGTCTGGGTGGCTTCGCCAACTTCGGTGCCGGTATGACCCAGAATCTGGCTAAACTCGGTCAGGCATCAGCAGCCGGTCAAGCAGCGCAGGGTATGGAGATGGCCTCCAACATCGGCAACCTGAACATGGCTGCTGGCGATGCGAGAGCGCAAGCTGCGCTGATGTCAGGACAGGCGAACGCCAATATGTGGGGTAATGTCGCTGGCTCTGTTGGTCAGCTCGGTGTACTAGGAATGATGGGCTACGGTCCATTCGCTTAAGGAGTTAAATCATGCCAGTTAATTATTCAAATTTCCTACCCACAGCCGACCCATTGAACATGGCGATGAAGGGTGTCGAGCTGGGTAATGTCATGCTCCAGGCCGATGCTAACAAGCTGAAAAAAGAGCAGTACGAATATGCACTGGCGCAGCGCAATGCGTTCAATGCTGATGTGGCCTCGCTCGGTGATAACCCAACACCTGATCAGTATTCTGCGCTGATGCGTAAATACCCACAGATGGCTGAGACGCTCAAGACCAACTACGACATCCTCAGCTCTGAGCAGCAACAGTACAAGCTGTCGAACGCGACTAAGATCTACGCGGCACTGAGCAGTGGTCAAAACGATGTCGCACTGCAGATGCTCGAAGAGCAACAGCTCGCTGCTGAGAATGCGGGTAACAAGCAGATGGCCGATGAAGCTAAAGCTCTCGCTATGCTGGTGCAAAACAACCCTCAAGCAGCCAGGCTCACTGCTGGCCTATTTCTATCGACCACTGCCGGTCCAGATAAGTTCGCTGAGACTTGGCAGAAGATCAACCAGTCTCGCATCGATACGGACCTGGCTAAACCTCAACTGGATAAGGCGAAAGCTGAAGCAGCTACAGCAGCAATCGATGCTCGCTTCGCTGAATTGAAACCAGCGATGGACGCTGCTGCAGCCGGTCTCGATATTAGCTTCATGATCGCAGATCCGAACCTGAAGAAGCTCAACACTGCGCTGGCTGTTAAGAATAAAGAGATCCAGAAGCTCGAAGCTCAGAACAGACAGAACGAAGCTGAGACGCTCAGGCTGCAAGTCGCAGAGCTACGCTTCAAGCAAGACCAAGCAGCTCAGGAGCTGTTGGATAACGCACAGAGCGACTTGAGCAAATCCACCGATGCTGTCGCGGCAATCGAAGATGTCATCAACCTGGGTAATGTCGATGTAGGCTTTGGACGCACAGCGATCGATGCAGCGACCGGATCACTCGAAGGTATTCAACCTGCCTTCGGTGCGAATGAGGATGTCGCCAACTTCATCAATGCGCTTGATACTGTTCAGGCGCAGGTGTTCATGGATGGTGTGGCTGCGATGCGAGGCCTGGGTGCCTTGACCGGCCCTGAAGGTGAGCGCATCGAGCGATTGCTTGGTAGCTTGGATCGCACTCAGAGCAGTGATCGCTTGATGGGTACTCTGGAGAACATACTGGAGATCTTCAAGCGTGGTCAGACTAAACTAGAATCTAAGTACGGCAACTATCAGCAAGCGGTAGAGGCGTACAACCAATCGAGAGCAACTGGCGCACAGGCGCAAGGTGTGGATGTTAGAGCACAAGCTGACGCAATCCTGCGAGGTGAATAATGGCTACGGCAGATGACTACGCAAAATGGCTTGTTGATAACGTAGACAAGAAAGGTACACCTCAGTTCGATACAGTCGCTCAGGCGTATGAGATGGCCAAGCAGGAGGAGGCTGCTGGGCCGGTTGAACCTGCGGGTGCGGCTCTACCTGAAGGTCCACAACCGATCGAGATGGCCGAACCGACACCGACCGAACCGACTGGACCACAGATGTACCCAGGTCAGGTGTATGACCCATCCTCGGACATCCCTCAACTGGATGCTCAAGGTAATCTAATCACACCCCCTGGTCAGGGTGCGCCAGACTATACGCTTGGTGAGATTAACGAAGGTGTGCGTGAGACTGGTCTCGCGCTCGCTACAGGTGCCACTGGCGGTACGGCTGGTATGATCTACGGCACTCTGACTCAGCTCGCTAAAGAGATCGCTGATGGTAAGTACGGCACTCAAGAAGCGGCTAACCGTGTGGCTAACGAAGCTGCGCGTGTTGCCAAGATGCTGACGTATGAACCCAAGACCCCTGCCGGTCAGGAGTACACTAGAGAGACTGCTGAGACACTAGAATCAGTCGCAGCACCTCTGGCTGGTCTGACTGGTGAGCTGCAGATGTTGAGCCAAGCGACTCGCCAGGCCACACAAGCAGCTCCGATACTTAGACAACAACCCCCTGGTGCGATGGCACCAGGCGCTGCTGGTGATGGTACCGTCATCGGGGGTGCGATCGAAGCAGCTCAGAATGTCGGCAGTCGTGTGCGCAAAGGTGCTCAAGGTGCGGCTGAAGGTTTCAATGCTCGCAGACAGCAGATCGCTCGCACCATTACTGAAGAGCCATACAACACCGAGGTGGTGGAGTATCGCTTGCAGAACGGTCGCCCGATCACTGACAACGAAGCGACTGAAGCTCTACGCCAGGGATGGGAACCTGCCGAGGTCGCTACGATCAAGGCGATGACACCCAAAGATAAGCTGGCAGCTCAGAAGATGATCAAGATCTATGAGACCAGTAAGACCGATGCGCGAGCTGGCGCTCTGGACCGTCCTGCGCAGGTGCTAGGTGAGTCTGTGACCGATCGTATTAGCTTCGTCAACGATACGCGCAAGAAGGCTGGTAAAGACCTGGAAGCGATCGCCAAGAACGATCTGAAGGGTGCTCAGGTGAATTATCAGCCAGCGATCGATAAGTTCTTAGCGAACCTCGATGAGCTGGGTGTGAAGGTCGAGCTGGACCTGGAGACAGGTATCGCGAAGTCTGACCTGCGTAATTCTGACATACAGGGTGATCGCCAGGCCAAGCGCATTATCGATGCTGTACTTCAACGTCTGAGCGATGTTGAGCCACCGGACGCTTACGGTCTTCATACTGCGAAGCGATTCATCGATACGCAGGTCGGATGGGGTAAGCAGACGCTGGGCAACCCACTGACGGATCAAGCTGCGCGTGTGCTTAAAGACTTGCGCACCGATCTCAACACTGTGCTGGGCGATGAGTTCCCACAGTACCGAGAAGTGAACCAGGTATATAGCGCAACGAAAACGGCACTGGATGACCTGCAGAAAGCGGCTAAAGTTAAGGTCGATCTCGATAGTCCACAGGCGAACGAAGCGTATGGTACATCGATGCGTCGAATTCTTAGCAACTATGCAACACGCGCACAGATCATCGAGGCGCTTGATCAGCTTGAATCGGTCGCTATTCAGAACGGTCTGAAGATCAATGACGATCTAATCAACCAACTGATTTTTGTGAACGCAATGGATCGTATGTTTGGCGCACCTGGTGCGATGTCGTTCAAAGGTCAGATCGAACAAGCGATCAGACCTGGACTGGAAGCTGCACAGAGAAGAGATGTCGCTGGACTAGCGATGTCGCTCGCAGAGAAGGCTTACGAACGCGCACAGGGAATTAATGAACCTAATGCTCTGGAGGCAGTTAAAACTCTACTGAAGCGAAAGGAATCTAAACCTAATAATAAATAGGAGGCAGCAATGTCTGTCGGTACTAATATGCCACTTGAACGATTGGATCGAATAGAGGCCAAGCTCGATAAACTATCTGATGCGGTGGTGGCTATTGCTAGGACCGAAGAGCAGCTTACTACTATATTTTCTAAGCACCAGGCACTGGAGACGAAGGTCGATGGTCAGTCAGTGGAGATTGGTAAACTGCGCGATAAAGCGCATACCTTATCTAACAAAGTCGTTATTGCTGAGACGTTCCATATGGAACTCAAAGACATGGACAAGGATCTGGAGAAGGTCAAGCTAGATACGCATGACAATACCCTGGTCATTGCTCGCATTGAAAAGGTGAGCTGGGCGATGTTCACAACATTGCTCGGCATTGTCGGATTTTTAATCAAAGAATATTTGTTGAGGTAGGTATGTTCTCCGGAATTGCGACGTTTTTTGCGGGGCTATTTAGCTCTACCAAGATGCAAGACACTGCTATTGATGCCGTGAGGAAGCTGGGTGGCCTTGATGAAATGTCAGCTAAGGAGAAGTCTGAGTTCATTCTGCAATACATGGATCGCACTAAGCACCAGTCAGAAGTTAGACGCTTTATTGCTCTGGTGCTGGTTATTCTCTATAGCCTTATCGCTACTGTTTGGCTCATTAGCGGTGGTGTGGGGTATCTGGCGAGCTATACGCCTGCTCTTGAGTACGCTGGGTCTGTGAAAATCTTCTTAGAGTCAGTCGTAGTGCAGCCGTTCAATATCATTCTTAGCTTCTACTTCGTAATGAACATAGCGGGGAAACTGAAGTCATGATTAGCTCAGAGTTATTAGCGCAGCTTAAGAGGCATGAAGGCTTTCGCAGCTACCCTTACTTGTGTACGTCTGGGAAACTGTCTGTCGGCTACGGTCGCAACCTAGAAGATGTGGGGGTTACTCATGCTGAAGCTGAGTACTTGTTAAAGAATGATGTGTACGCAGCAATCAGAGAGCTAGATAAGTACCCTTGGGCGGCAGAGTTAGATCAAGTGCGCTTCGATGCGATGGTCAACTTTATGTTCAACGTAGGCGCTAATACGTTCGCTAAGTTTAAGAAGATGATCGCAGCTATGGAAGCTCAAGACTACGGTAGAGCCAGCATGGAGATTTTGGATAGTCGCTACGCAAAGCAGGTAGGACAGCGAGCACAGGATGTGTCTTATATGATCGAAGTTGGCGAGTATCCGCCAGGAGGTCTATAACTTAGTTGAGGTCAGTCTTAGCCTCTTCTTTGATTGAGAACCTTGCCCGCTATTTGCACCAATAGCGGGCTTTTTTATGTTAGGTGGCATGGATAGTGCTTGATGCTAGGGGCAGCAGCGAGAGCCTTCCCCGCATCTACTTTAGTGCTTTCACAGGTGCGGGGTTTTTTGCTCTGTCATAGATTTAAGAGCCATCTCATACGCGTAGATTTTCCCGCGCATCTCTAGCGCCAGCGAGCGTAGGTGGGCCAGCTCTCTAAGGTCGTCTTCAAACTTCATCTGTTCTTCGAGGTGGTCTAAATCTAGCTTGAGGTGGGAGATGACTTGGTAGTATCGTTCTCGGAGCATCCTTTCTTCCCTTCGATTAAGACAGACTGCTCCCCATCCTTTAGGGACCACTGAGTGTATCGCTTACATTTGTTACACAGAACCATATCGACAGACGATAGGCGAACGATTTCCTTACTCTTACAAAAACGGCAATGCAAAGTTGCTGACCCCTTTAAGTGACTGCGTTTAAGTATACGCCATTCTGACTTGGATCACTTAGGCTGATCAGCTCTTGCAGTATAGCTCAGTTCCAGACCCCTAGCTTACCGAATAGTTCACCTGCTTCCTTCTCAGAGAAAGTCTTACCTGTAGGTGACGCGACCCATGCGACACCACAGCGGTGGTGGTCAGGCACCTGCTTCATCAGCTCTAGGTGGTGAGCTTCGAGCACAGGCGCTAAGTCTTTCTGGTAGAAGCGTGAGGGTGTCGTAACCTCTACAGACTTCATGTACTCCTCACCAAGTTGATTGCGTCCGAATACTGCCAGGTAAGCTGACCACTTATGTGGCATATTGGCACAGCTCACCAACAGGTCATTGGCCTTCACGATCTGCTCGCGCTTAACGTCTATGAAGTGGCACCCTTCCCAGCTATCGAGATACGCGATCACTATGTCACGCAGGTGGTGCTCGGCAAACTGGGTGAAGTGCTTGGATTTATTATATTTCTTGCGCACCTTAGCCATTGTTACACCTCAAACCCTTTGATCTTAAGAAACACCAGTGCTGCTGCTTTGGTCGGTGTATCGGCTATAGCGATACTGCTACCGCAAAACGCTTCCCATCCTCTTGGTACTGGGCGTATACCTATTTTTTCACGCTCTATTATGGGGCCGATGTCGTACCAGCCTTCAGTGAACGAGACCATATTCTGCTCAACCCACAGCTTAATATTGCGAGTTTCAGGGTACTCAATCTTAGCTATCGCTAAATCAATCTCGCGATCATCCATTACCATAACCCCACTAATTTATGCGCCTGCGGCTTGTCGTCGTAGGTGCTTTTCTTAACGTGTATCTGCTTCTGCTTGGTTCCTTTGCGCATCGCATTACGCTTCTTGTGTCGCTCATTCGGGCAGTAGCCTAAACGCTCCATCCATCGCCTGAAGGATCGCTCGCCTATACCGTACTTCTTAGCCAGGTCGGTGGCGTTGTTCTCTAGATCCTCGATATCGGCAATGATCTCTTCTCTGCGCTTAATGAATATCTGCTCGATCTCGTGTTGGCGCTTGGCTGTTCTGGCGTTTTGTGTGGGTGGCTTCAGCATAGAGTTCATCCATTATTTTTTGGTAGTGAGTTATTTGGTTCTGTGCCAGCTTCCTTGCTGGCCTGCTGTAGTGCTTTATCTCAAGCCATTTGTTGAAGTGGTAGACAGCGCGTATGACTTCGATAATGTAGTCAGGAGAGTAGTGCGGAAAGTGCCTGCATGTTGCGACTACAGTTTCACCGTAGTTATCGCGCTGGGCGATTCCCGCGACATAATTCACAACCTACTTGTCTCTCATACATCCTCCTCTATGTTCAACCCCGCGTTTCTTAGTCGTTCAAAGAGTGATTCTTTACGCTCGGTAACAGCTCTAAGAGCGGCTGTATGGGCGATCTCTGCGATCCACTTGCTGTGCGTCTGTCCTTTAAGGAAACGATTACAGTCATCTATTAGGGACAGTACGCCTTCGAGTTCATTCTTCGTCATACGGTACCTCCTGGTCTTCGTCTACCAAGATTAAGATAAGGTCTGCTGTCTTCTCATCGATTACGAAGGTCGTCACACCATTCTCTACGTGCCACTGTCCGTTGTCACAGAACAGGTCGATGGCCTCGCGAAAACGCATCATCATCTCGTATTCGCGTTCAGTTAATTTCATCATCCTATACACCCTTCTAAGTAACTCGCGAGCAGTATGAAGCCTAAGACGACCGTTCCTGCGTACCAGATGCTGTCAGTCATAACTCAAACCTCATACGCTTAGGTTCAATAAACTCAGGTATGTTTGGAGCTGCGTGTTCTAGCTTAATTAGCGCCAGCTCCCACAAGCCTTCTGGCATAGTGCGCTCGCCTAATTCCCATGAGTAAACAGCGCGTGGGGTGCTGTAGACCAGCCTGGCAAACTGGTCACGGTTTAAGTCGTGCTTCTCGCGAAGTTTGCGGATGTTCTCGGGTGTTTTCATGTCTGTATCTCCGTGTTGGTATGATGTAAATATATCTAATCACCCACTATGTGTCAACACAAAATGTAAATTAATTTTCAAATCCCATCATATTTTTTCCCTGTACTTTTTAACAGCAGCTAAGAGAATGTCTTGGGCAGACTTCTTACCGGCCACAGCTTTGACGATCTCATCATCGATCGTACTGTCAGCGCAGATTGTGTGAACGTAGACATGATCTTTTTGACCCTGGCGATGAAGTCGTGCGTCAAACTGCAGCTTCATCTCATTGGACCAGGTAGGTGAGTACCAGATGATCCTGCGACCACCATCCTGCAGGTTCAATCCATGCGCAGCAGACGCTGGATGTGCGAGTAGCATTTTGATCTCGCCTCGATTCCAGCGTCCGATAACGTCTGGATCTTTGATGCTAACAGCGTGAGGATAGATCGCTTTAATGCGTTCATATTCATGACGGTAGCTATACGCCACCAGCAAATTTTCACCTTCAGCCTGATCCACCAGACTCTGCAGTGCATCCAATTTAGCGTTATGGTAGATCTCATATTCCTTATCATCTCGGTACACAGCTCCACTGGCTAATTGTTGTAATTTACCCACCAGGACCGCAGCGTTTACGGCCGTGATGTCACTGTCCTGCAGCTCCAGCAGGAAGTCTTTACTGAGCTGCTCGTATTCATTCCTCACCTTGGGTGGCAGGTACACTCGCTCAGTCAGGTCCACTCGATCAGGCAGACCATCGTATCGCTCAACCACCACTGCCAGCTCTGCGATCTTATCGCGTATCTTCTTACCGGCACCTGGCTTCAGCTCCCACTTGAACCCCATGTAGTCCGAGTTAAAGTACCGGTTTCTGAAGTTATAGAACGCAGTACCTAGTCGCTTACCACCATCGAGTAAGAACATCTGGCTCCAGGCTTCCATCAGACTGTTGGGGGTGGGTGTCGCTGTCATCAGCACCCAGCGCGAGATTGGTTTCTTTGTGCGCAGCTTCTTCAGTGCCTTGAACCGTTTTGAGCTGGCGCTCTTGAAGGCGCTCGACTCATCGATCACCACCATGTCGAAATTGAGCTTGGACCACATCTTATCGATCAGCCAGGTCACGTTCTCCTGGTTGATGATGACGATTCGGGCGCTACCTTCAACGGCTGCTGTGCGCTGCTTAGGGGTACCCACAGCCACAGCGTAGGTGTACTTAGCGAAGTTATCCCACTTCTTAATCTCATCGGGCCAGGTGTGCTTCGCTACGCGCAGCGGTGCAATGATCAACACGCGATTAGGTTTGACCTGCTTCAAGCTCTGCAGCAGCGCAGAGGTCTTCCCTGCGCCCATCTGGGCCAGTACGAACGCTGATGTGTTACCAGCTACATGATCGATGATATCCTGCTGGTATGGTCTTGGTGTGAATTTCATAGGCCCAGTCTCTTCAGTTTGTCGTATGCGATGTCGATATATTTCTGGATGTCTAAGTCAGCCGGTATGGTGTCCGTAAGGTCCATCAGCGGTACAGCACCATCACTGCCAGCGACCTTGTTGCCATTGGCGTAGCGGATCGGATGGCCTTCTGTGCTGTAGTACCAGCGCACCACCTTACCGATGTTCTGCTTGTTCCAGTAACCACCCCCTCTGACACCTCGCATGACCAGGAAGTCTCGGATGTCAGTCGCGTTCTGGATGTAACGATCAATGGGGGTGCCATGTGTAAGTCGCGCAACGATCGCATCGTTACACACCTGGGCCGAGTATCCTTTGCGGATCGATCCAGACTCGTACAACCCTTTAGTCTTCGCGCTACCATCAGGTTTCAGTGCCACATAGCTGTTCACTGACTCGCTATACATCGCTTTATAGGGTGTCCACTCTAGGATGTAGGTGGTCGCTTTCGACCACTCATGGCACCGATACTCAACCTCAACCTCAAGATCCGCGTACATCAGGATCACAACGCCATCGGTGTTCGCTGAGACAACCTGTGCGCCCACCAGACTGAGACGCTCGATCAGCATGAGCAGTGCCAACTGACCGGTGATGGTCGTCTGTATGAGCAGCTCAGGCGAATACAAGAAGCTATACTTGCTGCCAAACTTTCCGTATGACGAGTTCAGTACAATCTTCAGGGTATCTGCTGTTGTCTTGTCACCTGTACGCTTCGCTGCCATGCGCTTATCGAAGATCATGCGGTACACTTCCAGGAAACCATCACCGAGGTGCTCAGGGTACAGACCCTGGCCCAAAATGATCGATGGGTACATCGAGGCCACATCGTATTCGCCTAGCAGTAGATCTTCGTTTGGCTCGATGACCTGGCGCTTCTCTTGCGAGTGCAGGCCACCGATGCCGAGCTTGTACTTAGCGCCATTAAACTCGATGACCAGGTTCTTGATCGCATCAGGTAGCTCGACGTTACCGGTGTCTTTGACAGTGAACGTACATTCTCTGACGGTCTCTAAGACATCCTGAAGCTGCTTAGTCTCAAACTCGATGAAGTCTGGCACCTTGTACTTGAATGGCTCCACAGCGGCAGTACGCTTCGATACATCGTACCCATGTTCTTCCATGTAGTGACGGATGATCGCTTCAGCGATCTGTGGATCTGACTTGCTGCGCAGGTCCATACCGTATTCTTTGCTCATGTCAGAGCGCAGGACCAGCTCGCCATGCAAGGTGTGGTAGATATCCCAGGTGACCATCACATCGTTCTTACAATAGTCTTCGAGTACCACAGCATCCTGTTCGCTGATGCTGGCGCTCGGATCAATAGGTAGATCCTGCAGCTTTTTGGAATGGATGCGACAGCCATAGGTCTTGAGTGATGACTTCAAAGGTGTCACCCCTATCAGATCGATATGACCCATATCGACTCGCTTAATGCGCAGCGATGGGAAGTGATCCGATAGCTGCCAGCGAGGTAGATTCTTAAGGATGATCGCATCTGATAATTCTTTGAGCTTCGCATTGGACCAACCTGCCAGGAATGCAGATAACACCGGCAGATCATAGTTATCGCCATTGAAGCTGATTAGTGGGTTCTTACGCAGGATAGCTTCGACCACTTGCTTACTGCCGGTCAGCTTATCGTTATGCAGCTTGATGCTGTAGGTGGTACCGTCTTCGGACGCGAAGACAGCGAGGAAATAGTTTTTGTAGCACTCGATGTCGAATGCGACTGGGATCAGTTTCTGGGACACGTTCCCTACTCCTGTTAAAAAAGGGTGCGACTAGCGCACCCCTGTTAGCTATTTATGCAAATGGAGAGTCATCGTCATCGAAGTCATCGGTGACAGACGCAGATGAAGCCTCATCCAGTACGTCGAAGTCGCTCAGGGAGTCACCTGAACTAGCCACAAACGATTCACCATCGCGCACAAATTGTATCGCGTTCAAAGAACAACCGACACGTTTACCGTACTGACCATCGTATGAGTACACTTCGAGCGATGCGTTCACATAGCAGCCAGGGTAGATCAGATCGTCTTCCTCAGTCACCGGACGCTTCTGGCGATCGATCACAGTCGGACGGTATTTAGTGTTAGCTTTGATTGCCCACATTCCTGCGTAGCCATCATACTCCTGCTGATCACCATCCTTCAGGCAGTATTCAACCTTCTTAGGGATCGGTTTGCCGAACGCTTGTTCAGCCACTTCTGTGATCATCTTCGGTAGTGCTTTACCGGCATCGGTGGTTTTATCCACCAGGAATGACGCAACGTATTTGCCTGTGTCGTTACCTTTGTACGTTTCAGTCTGCCACAGTGAAGGGAAGCTCAGTCTCACGTTCTGTAGTACCAGTTTCTTGCGAATATTATCAGCCATTTTTCGTTTCCTCAGTTTAACGTATCGAAATCATCAGTAGCGACAGGCAGTGCTGGGCGCTTATCTGATTCATGTACCAGGACAGGTTTGCCTGGTGGTTTCTCGGTGATCTTCAGCTCTTCGAGCTGCTTCTTACCCAGAATCTTTTCTGCTGCAGTGATGCCGATCAGCTTCTTATCGAACGCTGCATCGCCCATCAACTTCACCAGCTTGGTCTCAGCGTCACCATTCCATTTGCGAATGGATCGACCTTCAACCATCTTAAATCCTTCAAATCCCTGACCATGCTCCAAGCGCGAGAAGATGTGCGACTCGATCGCTTTCAGCCAGGACTCGATTAAACTCTTGTGCTCCAACACCAGACGGATCTGGTCGTCGCTCATGTTCTCCACCGATGGCAGCATCTCGAAGTCGCCACCCACCAGCTCAAGGTTCTTCTGGTAGAGCGCAGGACAGGTCGCTTTACCCTTACACCACTGACAGGCTTTCTCTGATGGGTTCAGCGGTGCGTCATCTTCCAAGCACAGCTCCGCAGCGCGAGCGACTTTACCGCCATACACCAGCAGGTCATCAACCGAGATGGACCAGGTGCGAGAGCCACCAGCGCGAGGCTGGAATATGTGCAGCACCACTTCTTTGATCTCGATCTTCTTGGCCAGCAGCTTATTCACAGCACCCAGGCCATAGATCATCAACTGTGGATTGTTCTCAGCTTCGACCACACCCATACCGTACTTCAGATCGATAACGTGAAGGTCAGTACCTTTGATCACCAGCGCATCGGCTGTACCGAACGCGCCAGGAATGTAGTCGTTCAGATCGAGGGATTGCTCGACATAGATGCGCTCGCCATCGGCAATACCGCGAACGTAAATCGCATAGTTATTGATGTGGTCGCGCATATCGTCAGGGAAGCCATCAACGTCATAGGCATCGACGTTCTCACTCAGGCAGATCTCGCCCAGGGTGTGAGCGTGTGTGCCTTCAGCGGCATAGCTCGAACCGTAGTCAGGCATCTCTAAGGTGTATTCAACTGAACCAGGACATGACATCCAGCGAGTCGCTGCAGATGGTCCCATTGGGTGGTGGCCAGTGTCCCTGGCGATTTTGATGAGGTCTTCGACGTTCATACCGTTTCTCCGTTGCGCGTTTATCTGTTGACAATACTATAAATCGCAAACTACCCTGTCAACCGTTCTTGAAAAAATATTTTACGGAGGTGTATCACCATGACGACTCAAGAGGCTATCGAATACTACGGTGGTCCTAAATATTTGGCCAACGCTTTGGACATATATCCACAGGCGATCTATGCATGGGGAGAACGACCACCGAAGGCTAAACAATTCGAGCTGTATGTGATTAGCGGCAGGAAGCTGAAGATCGATGAGAGATACTACCAGGAGACAACGGATGCCCAAGAATAATATAAAGCACCCACATGGATTTGGACTCGCACCTAAATTTGAGAACATCCCAGAGTTACTGCGCGATGGTCCCTGGTGCGTCTGGAAGGCTAGACCGAAGGGTAACGGCAAGTACGACAAGATACCCTTCAACGGCATCAACACGATCAAGACCACTGAGCCAGACACCTGGCTGACGTTCGATCAGGCCCAGCAGCTCTACCTCGGTGGCGGCTTCAACGGTGTCGGCCGACTGGCGACCAAGGATGGTCTGGCGTTCATCGACATCGATGACTCAAACAAACTACCGGATGAGCTGAAGGCGCTGGGTGAGACCTACGTCGAGCGTTCACCCTCTGGTAACGGTATGCGACTGGTCTACCAGGTCGATACACCACCGGCCAAAGATCTCAAAGAACCCTATGAGGTGTATTCCGGTAACAGTGCTCGCTTCCTGACCATCACCGGCAACACGATGGGAAAGCTGCACCAGATCGCTCGCAAGAACGGACAACTGGCTGAGATCGTAGAGCAGTACAGTCAGCCCATCCAGCCATCGCCAGAGCAAGAGATCGATGATGTCTTCAGTGGTCACATCGTCTCTAACACCCCGATCGAAGAGATACGCGAGCTGCTGTCGTACATACCTGCAGACAACGAACAGATGTGGATCGATGTCAGCATGGCGCTCAACACTCACTTCCACGGTTCTACTGATGGTTTCGAGCTGTGGGACCAATGGTCGCAACGCTCGGAGAAGTACGATGGACTGCGCGATATGCGCCATGAGTGGGATCGGTTCACCAACACCGAACGCACCACCAAGTACAACCTGGGATCGATCGCGAAGTGGGCCAAGCGATACGGTGCTGACCTGTCAGCCATCGCCAAGAAGCATAAGCGTACTAAAGACATTCCCACCGAGTACGACTCTGATGAGTACCAAGATGAAGTCGCTGCGACATCGATACCCAATGCGCTGTTTGTCCCACTGACAGATGCGTATCAAAACGCCAGTCATACAGTGCGCTGGACCATTGAAGGGTATGTGGAACAGGCAGCGGTGGTGAACTATTACGGTGAGTCTGGCGTGGGTAAATCCTTCGGTGCGATCGATATAGCTTTATCGGTAGCGACTGGCGACAAGTGGCTCGGTATGCGAACCAAGAAAGGCCAGGTGCTATACATCGCAGGTGAAGGCCATAATGGTGTGAACCGTCGAGCCTATGCGTGGCGCTCAGAGCGTAACTTCCCCGATGCGTCTAACTTCATTATGACCAATCGAGCGATCAACTTATCAATGGATAAGGAGCGCAAGACACTGGAAGCGTACCTGGACAAACTCGATGACCCACAGCTAGTGGTCGTGGACACCTGGGGCCGCGCAACGGCCGGTATTAATGAGAACAGCTCAGAAGAAGTGCAGCCCATCATCGAATACCTGACGCATATATCGCGCAAGTACGATTGCACCATCATGGTCGTACATCACACCCCAAAACATACCACCGACAGCTCTGCTGGCTCCAAAAACATCAAGGCATCTATGGATGTTGAGATCGCAATGGTGCGCAGAGATGGCATCAATGGCGTGGTGATGGAGTGTCGCAAGATGAAGGAAGGCCCACAGTTTGAGCCAGTGGTGTTTGAATTCGTACAGATCCAACTGCCATCAAACTACGATGATGAGTACGGCAATGTGACCTATTCAGCCATCCTACGAGCGTCAGCTAATTCCCAGGATCAGCTCGATAGCGCCAAGATGAAGCTATCTCGCAACGGCAAATTGCTGATGGATACCATCCGTTATTTTATGGATAACGACCCCACAGCGCATCGAGCTGTTCCCCCTGAAGCGACCATCGAGTTCCCATTCGCAACGTGTGGAGTGGCTATCGATGTGGATCGAGTCAGGGATAAATTTGAACGCGATCACCCTCGAAGGGACAACCAAAGTACAGTCAGAGGAGCTTGGACTGCAGGCTGTTCTAACATACGAGAACGTCATCATGCGCAGATATGTGATGGCGTTTTTGTGGTTAGAGTGTGATGAAAATTGAGCGTCCGTTTGTCCGTTTTTTGAAAAACGGACGCAAACGGACAAACGGACGCTGGTTAAAAAATGATCAAAAAGCGTCCGTTTTTCGCTTTTTTTGGGGGTGTCCGTTTTTTCTTGAGCTAAAAAACGGACGGAAACGGACGCTAGAGGTAAGTCTTTGTTTTATAAAGAAATTAGTGTCCGTTTTACGTTTGTTTGCGTCCGTTTGGCGTAATGTGAAGTGCGTCCGTCCTGTCCGTTTTATATAGGGACTATATAAAACGGACACACGCACAAACGCGGACAAAAAATTTAAGGACAAAAAACGGACGGACGCTAGGTGGTAGAGGATGCGAGAACGAGACATTGAACGACACCTTGTACGTGTTGTGGAGGCTGCCGGTGGACGCTGCTGGAAGTGGACCGGACAAAGAGGTGTGCCTGACCGTATTGTGATGCTGCCTGGTGGTCTTACGCTGTTTGTTGAGGTGAAGACGAAGGGTGGGAAGATTAGTCCGTTACAGCGGCACACGATCGGTGTGATGCGATCGCTCGATCAGATGGTGTTTGTCGTGTGGTCGAAAGAGGATGTGAATCAGATGATGAGAGATGTGTGGGAGTTACTATGAGTGAGGCGAACAAAAAGCAAGTCGGTGGAAGTCACTACAAGGACCAATCGATACAACCGTGGGATGTGGTCGATACCTGGCCGTTAGAGCAGCGCATTGGGTATTACCGTGGTAATGCGCTCAAATACCTTCTCAGGATGGGTTCTAAGGATGAAACGGTGCAAGAGGTAGGTAAGGCTATACATTATCTGGAAAAGCTCTCAGAAGTGCTTACAGAGCGTTCTACGAATACTCGGCAGAATGCGCTTGATCCGAACTACAACAGCTTGAGGGTATCGAAGTGAGTGGGAAAGGAAGTGCGCCAAGACCGTTGAGTGTTGATAGGAAGACATTCGACGAAAACTTCACTAGAATATTTGGTAACCCTGTAACAGAACCAGGAGCAAAAAGCAATGACAGCAAAGCCGAAGAACAAGGGTGGTCGCCCGACGAAGTTCAACGACCAACTGGCAGGTAAGATCTTAGGGCGAATCGCTGTAGGTGAGTCGGTCAGAAGTATTTGCGCTGATCCAGCGATGCCTTCAGCCGATACGATCTATCGATGGATAGGCGAGAAGCCTGAGTTTTCGGAGCGCTACGCGCGAGCGAAGGAAGATTCAGCCGACTCGCTGATCGAAGCTATGTTCGGTGCAGCGTATGACGAAGAGACCGATGTGCAGCGACTGAAGCTGCGTGTTGATACGACGAAGTGGTACCTGTCGAAGATCAAACCGAAGAAGTATGGCGATCGCACTATCCATGCCGGTGATGAGAGCGCACCCATCGCAGTAACTGAGGTGAAGCGTGTCATTATCGACTCTTGAGATCCCTACGCCCAGGTGGGCGCTTCCGTTACTTCAACCTGCTCGCTACCTGGGAGCCTATGGTGGTCGAGGTAGCGGGAAGTCACATTTTTTCGCTGAGATGATCATCGAAGCTCATGTCATGGACCAGAACCGCAAGACGGTCTGTATTCGAGAAGTGCAGAAGTCGATCAAGATGTCGGTGAAGGCGCTACTGGAGCAGAAGATCGAGAAGCTGGGTGTCGGAGCGTACTTCGATGTCCAAGAGTCTCAGATCAAATCTAAGCGCGGTGATGGCATTATCATCTTCGCAGGTATGCAGAACCATACAGCCGACTCGATCAAGTCGCTGGAAGGCTTCGACTGTGCCTGGGTGGAGGAAGCGCAGTCACTCAGCCAACGGTCCATCGACCTGCTGCGTCCGACTATCCGTAAGCCAGACAGCTCTCTGATGTTCACATGGAACCCCTACCTGGCGAGTGATCCGGTTGACGTTTTGCTGCGTGGCGATAACCCACCCCCAGACTCGACGATTCTCCAGGCGAACTACATGGACAACCCCTGGTTGCCTGATGTCCTGCGCGATGAGATGGAGTACGACAAGGCGAGAGACCCAGACAAGTATGCCCATGTCTGGCTCGGTGAGTACGTCAAGAACACCAACAGCCGAGTGTTCCACAACTGGCGCATCGAAGAGTTCGAGACGGACCCTGCAGCGATGTTCCGTCTCGGTGCCGACTTTGGCTTTTCGGTAGATCCGACTACACTCATCAGATGCTACGTCGAAGGTCGGACGCTGTACGTCGATTACGAAGCGTACCAGGTCGGCTGTGAGATCCTCGATACACCGGATCTGTTCTTCACGGTCCCTGACGCTGAGAAGTGGCCGATCATCGCTGACTCAGCGAGACCCGAGACGATCAGTCACCTTCGCAAGCATGGCTTTCCGAAGATCCAGCCAGCAGTGAAGGGTAAGAACAGCGTCAACGAAGGTGTCGAGTTCATCAAGACCTACGACATCGTGGTCCATCCGAGGTGTAAGCACCTGATCGATGAGCTGACGCTGTATAGCTACAAGGTGGACCCTGTGACCGAGGCGATCCTGCCGGTACTGCAGGATAAAGATAACCACTGCATCGATGCGCTGCGGTATGCGCTGGAAGGTTTACGTCGAGGTGGTGCGCAGAAACCAGCAGTGGCGCGACCAATAGCCACAGTGTCTAGATGGTGATATATTAATCGGTACCACTCGCGAGGTAACACAAATGGCCAGAATTAGCAAAGAGCAACGTCTGGCGCAAATCCATGCCGAGGCTATCGCTGAATTCGACGATATCCAATCGGCTGTCAGGGATGAGCGTCTGCAATGCTTGGAAGATCGACGTTTCTACAGCATCGCAGGTGCTCAGTGGGAAGGTCCACTCAAAGAGCAGTTCGAGAACAAACCGAAGATGGAGGTCAACAAGATCCATCTGTCGGTCATGCGTATCATCAACGAATACCGCAACAATCGCATCACAGTCGATTTTGTCAGCAAGGAAGGGATCGAGAACGATCGACTGGCTGACACCTGCGATGGCCTGTATCGGGCCGACGAAGAATTCTCCAGTGCCGATGAAGCCTACGACAATGCTTTCGAGGAAGCTGTCGGGGGTGGCTTCGGTGCCTGGCGCTTACGCGCAGCTTACGAAGATGAAGAAGACGACGAAGATGACCGTCAGCGCGTGATGATCGAACCGATCTACGATGCTGATAGCTCTGTGTTCTTCGACCTGGGCGCTAAACGTCAGGACAAGTCTGACGCGAAGCGATGCTATGTGCTCACCTCCATGACTCGCAGCGAGTACATGGAAACCTACGACGATGATCCTACCTCATGGCCTAAGTCGATCACTGATGTGAGCTTCGACTGGTCCACCCCCGATGTGGTCTATGTGGCTGAGATGTACCGAGTCGAAGAGATTCGTCATACGGTTCATGTCTACCAGACCCTGGATGGCGAGGAAGAACGCTACACCGATGATGACTTCGAGGCTGATGAGACCTTAGAGCAGACGCTCGCAGCGACCGGTGCTGTCAAGACTGGCGAGAAGAAGACGAAGAAGCGCAAGGTGCGCAAGTACATCATGTCCGGTGGCGGTGTCCTGGAAGACTGTGGATACATTGCAGGTCAGTGCATTCCGATCGTGCCGGTGTACGGCAAGCGGTGGTTCGTCGATAACGTCGAACGCTGCATGGGCCATGTGCGTCTGGCGAAAGATGCGCAGCGTCTGAAGAATATGCAATTGAGCAAGCTCGCTGAGATCAGTGCGATGAGCACTGTCGAGAAGCCTATCATGATGCCTGAGCAGGTCGCTGGCTTCGAGATGATGTGGGCAGAAGACAACCTCAAAGACTACCCATACCTGTTGGTGAATCCGATCACCGGCATGAATGGTGAGATGCAGCCAGCCGGACCAGTGGCGTACACCAAGTCTCCGCAGATCCCACCAGCGATGGCAGCACTGCTGCAGATCACTGAGCAGGACATGCAGGATGTTCTGGGTAAGCAGGAAGCTGGCGAACAGCTACAGCCGAACGTCTCAGGTAAAGCGATCGAGCTGATCCAGCAGAAGCTGGATATGCAAGCGTTCATCTACATGAGCAATATGTCGAAGGCGATCAAGCGTTCCGGTGAGATCTGGTTGAGTATGGCCAAAGATGTCCTGGTTGAGCGTGGTCGCAAGATGAAGACGCTGAACAGCGAGTATGAAGCTGGTCAGGTCGAGCTGTCGATGCCTACCCTGAACGCTGAGACCGGTCAGGTAGAGTACGCCAACGATCTGCGCGAAGCGAAGTATGACATCGCTGTGAGTGTTGGCCCGAGCACCAGCAGCAAGCGAGCTGCGACCGTGAAGGCGATCACCGGTATGCTGGCGATGACGCAAGACCCAGAGACCATCCAGGTACTCACATCGATGGCGATGATGAACATGGAAGGCGAAGGTATCGAAGACGTTCGCAAGTTCTACCGCGACAAGCTGGTCAAAATGGGTGTGGTCGAACCTACCCAGGAAGAGCTGCAAGCGATGCAGGAAGCGATGCAGAACCAACAGCCAGACGCGAACACGATCTATCTGCAGTCTGCTGCACAGAACGAGCAAGCGAAGGCTAAGAAGGCGCAAGCGGATACACTGCTGGCACTGGCTAAAGCTGAAGAGACGAAAGCGAAGACAATGGAAACCATGTCGAGCATCAAGTCAGAAGGTCAGAATCGACTGATCAAAGCAGCCGAGCAGGTGCGTCAGACTGCTGGTGCTCTCGGACAGGGTGCGCCACAGCCAGGTCAGCAAAATATGCAGGGTATGAGTACGGAAGATTTGATCCGTATTGCCGGAGGTGAATGATGTCCACGACAAGTGCTGTAGCTAAGGCTGCTAGTAAGGAGCTTGTTGAACGCGCATTGAAAGGTGATAAGGTCGCTGATGAAGCGATCAGGCTTAAGATCAAAGCGTTTCACGGTTCACCTGCAGACTTCGAGCAGTTTCTTGATGAGTACATCGGTACTGGTGAAGGCGCTCAGGCCTATGGTTACGGTCACTACTTCGCTGAGAATCCTGAAGTTGCTCGCTGGTATAGGGACAACCTCGCGTCAGGTGATCTTAATGAGGCCGGTCAGAAAGCTCTGCAGGAGCACATGGAAGAATGGGCCAATGTGAAGGTCGAACCCTGGAATCGTTTGAAGCAGATCGAGCGATCTCAGACAGCATTGCAGAAGCAACTCGATGATCTGCCACCCTTCCCAGAACCACCTGAAGGTACGACTAGCGAGTTTGATTGGCTATTCGACGATCCTGCTGTTAGCCAATGGCAGGACAAGTATGGGGCAACAAGCCGACGATTGAGGGAAGATCTAAATGCGCTCGAGAGCGAGCGTTTAGATCTAATGAAGAATAACCCAAGACTTGCTGCTGGTGATCCAGTGGAGCAGGTTAAAGCCGATTGGCTCAACAGCACACAGGCTGACAATGCCAAGTTTAGGTTCTTAGCTGAAGCTGATGATAGCTTGTACGAGTCTGGCAAACTCTATGAAGTAGACATCGATGCTGATCCGAACGATCTGCTTGATTGGGATAAACCGTTAAGTAAGCAGACCGATAATGTTAAGCAGGCTTTGCTGCAGATAGCAGATAGCAATCCTGGCCTATTCGATAAGGACCAGACACGCATTCTACAGGGTAATCCGAACACTGCGTTTGGTACTATCTGGGGTGATATGTCAGGCCAGGACGTATATAAAACATTGTCCGAGCGTTTCAATCGTTACCCTGACACTGACTTTGGCGATCCTAAATCACCTGAAGCTGCTTCAAAACTACTGGAATCTGTTGGCATTAGAGGTATCAAGTACGCTGATGCGACATCGCGCAAAGCCGATGGTGGTACTAGCAACTTCGTCGTATTCGATCCTCGCATTGTTAGTATCGCAAAGAAGTATGGTCTGACTCTCCCCCTGGCAGCTAAGATTTTCACCACAGCAACGGCTACCGGTGTAGCACTCAATACACCTGACGCTGAAGCATCGTTCGTCGGTCAGATGGCGCGTAGTTTTAAGGCGCAAGCGAGAGAGCTGGCCGAGCAGATGGAAACTGCAGGTAAGTCGAGAGACGCTATCTGGAAAGCCACTGGTGAAGAGTTTGGTGCGCCTATGATGCGTGGGGCCGATGGCCAATGGCGACAAGAAGTGTCTGATGAGTTCATGCAACTCAAGAAGAACCCAGAAGTCGAAGGTGTCGCGCAGGAATTAGCTGATGCGGTGCAATTCACCACCGAAGAGAACGGTGTGATCGCTGCGCGAGTTCAAGGTGATCAGTTCCGTACAATGGGTGCCTTCGGTGACACTGAAGAAGAAGCGTTCAAGAACCTACTGCGCAATACGCTCAAAGATCGCAACATCCAAGTCAACGTATTCGAGCCTGGTAGCCAGATGAATTGGCTAGACGATATTGTCGAGGGGTTTGGTGCGCAAAGTGACTATAACTTGGGTGATGTTGATATATCGAGCAACACCAGAGAACCGTCATATCGAGGCGCGTACTTCCCAGATAGTGACACTATCGACATCCGTTATCACAACCCGATGGGTACTGGACCTCGCACTGATGAGGATATGCTAGGCACTATCGCTCACGAGCTTCAACACGCCATCCAAGAGCGAGAAGGTTTTGCGCGTGGTGGTAATACCGAATCTATGGAGCGCGTTATCGAACGTGCCAGAATGGACCTTCGGTATGCAGAGGAAGAATTCGCGAACGCAAAAGAAGGTTTTGAGCTGACGCTTAAGAATCGTGGTTATGATAACTTCCAGGATTTGTCTCGCACTGCGTATCAGATGAACGAGATAGACCGATTAAAAGGTTATCTAAGCACTTACTATCAAGGTGGTAAACTCACCGATAAGCGTAGGAATATCTTCAATTCTGCCGGTTCTATCATGGACCCGAACGATGAATATCGTATGCGTATGGATATAAACTGGTCCAAGCGTCATCGTCCACAAGCCGAGCGTGATGCGCAGTATGCTCAGTATATCGAGAATGCCATCAAGTACGCTGAAGAGCGTCTCGATCCAACTCTGGTTGAGCAGGTTCAAACTTCCGGTGTGAAGAATCCTTACGCTAAGTATCAGCGTGAATTGAACAAAGCGAGATCTGCGGCTCAAGAGTCATTCGGTGTAGAAATGAATGATGCTAGGCTGCGCGTGAATGACTTGAACAACTTCCTATCTCGTTACGAATACTCGGGTGGCTCCGGTTTATACACCGACTTAGCAGGTGAAGTTGAAGCTCGCACTGTGCAGGAGCGTCTGCGTATGTCTATGCAGGACCGTATAGATAATCCACCCTGGACCGGTAAGGAATGGGGTAGAACCCCTGAGTACCAGCAGGTGGTGGTCGATGAATATGGTATGCCGAGCAATGTGCGTGGATTAAGTAACCAGAGATCTGCGAGTCGCCAGGTCAACGCTGAAATGCCTTCTTGGATCGATGAGATCGAAGGTATGGCTAACATCGATGAGAATGGCATGATGACCGTTTATCATCGCACTACGCCAGAGCAAGCTGAACAGATTCGTAAGACAGGTGTATTCACCCCTAAAGAAGATGGAATTTTCTTCTCGACATCACCAAGAGGTCAAGCTGAAGGGTACGGTACTGAGGTGGTGGAGATGAAGATCCCTGC